AGCCCCTGCTAAATCTGGCAAGTCAATGATGATGACCAAAGCAAAGAAGAAAAAGAAGTAAGACGCCTCAGTGAAAAAGGATTCGCGCCTTACTCGTGCTGGTGTCGCTGGGTATAATAAGCCCAAGCGCACACCATCGCATCCGAAGAAGTCGCACGTTGTTGTAGCTAAAGAAGGTGATAAGGTTAAGACAATCCGCTTCGGGCAGCAAGGCGTAATGGGTTCACCCGCCAGCAAAGGCGAAAGCGAATCCAATAAGAAGCGCCGCGCATCGTTTAAGTCTAGGCACGCAAAGAATATAGCTAAAGGTAAAATGAGCGCGGCATTCTGGGCCGACAAAGTAAAGTGGTAAAGGAATTAAATTATGGATGATATTAGAACATTTGCACCAGCTTACGGACAAGGCATTTCCGTAACTCCTGGCGTTGCTAGTGCGAACTCCGTTCTTGGTAAGAACGTGACATCTCTGTGCATCACCAGCCGTAATTCGGTTGAGTGCTTTGTCCGCATCGGCACGGGCGCTGGTCTAGCTGCAACGAGTGCTGACTATCTGGTTCCGCCAAACGGTCAGGTAAGCATTAGCAAATTCTTGGATTATGATCGGATCGCATACATCGCCCCTGCTGGCGGTGGTTCGCTCCACATCATTCCAGGCGAAGGCTTCTAATGTTTCTGCTAACGCGCCTTCGGAATCGCTTGCGTTATTACAACGCAGATGGTGGCCCCGTTCTTGGTGCGCTTCTTTTAGAGAATGGTGACTTCCTAACTCTTGAAGATGGCGGCTTTCTTCTGCTGGAATAAACTATATCCATGACACAGATTCCAATCCTGAGCGGCATATTTACAGACAACGGGCCAGACTTTAGAACGTCTTATCCCGTTAACTTTGTTCCTGTGCCAAAGGCTAACGGAATCAGTAATGGATACTTGCGACCCGCTGAAGGTATTGTCGGCAACGGCACTGGCCCTGGCATTGATCGCGGTGGCATAAACTATAACAACGTATGCTATCGCGTCATGGGTTCTAAGTTCGTATCAGTTGCCAGCAATGGCGCTGTGACGATCTTGGGTGATGTCGGCAATGATGGCGATTACGTTACGCTCGACTATAGCTTTGAATATATCGGCATCGCGTCAAACAACAATCTATTCCTGTGGGATATAGCAACAGGCGTTCTCGCTCAGAACACCGACCCTGATCTTGGCATAGTTCTTGATACAGTGTGGGTAGATGGCTACTGGATGACCACTGATGGTGAGTTTCTGGTGGTCACTGAACTTAACAATCCGTTCGCAGTGAACCCGCTGAAATATGGTTCGTCAGAAGCTGACCCTGATCCAGTGGTTGCCCTGCTGAAGCTACGCAATGAAGTCTATGCGCTCAACCGTCACACCATCGAAGTGTTTGACAACCGTGGTGGAGAGCTATTCCCGTTCCAACGCATCGAAGGCGCACAGATTGAAAAGGGCGTGGTAGGAACGCACGCTTGTTGCGTATTCCTTGAGAACATCGCATTCCTTGGTAGTGGCTTTAACGAAGCGCCATCTATTTATCTTGCCGCAAACGCAACCGCAAATAAGGTCAGCACGCAAGAGATTGACGAACTGCTGGCTACATTCACTGAAGCGCAGTTAGCGACTGTAAAGCTAGAGGCACGGAACGATAGGGCGCACGAGCATCTATATATCCACCTTCCAGATCGCACGATTGTATTTGACGCAGCGGCATCGCAAGAATTGGGCCAGCCTGTTTGGTTCACGTTGACGAGCAGCCTTGTGGACTTCGCTCGCTATCGCGCTCAGAACTTCGTGTGGTGCTATGACAAGTGGTTGCTAGGCGACCCTATCAGCAATGCCATTGGGTATCTGGTAAAGGATATATCGACGCACTGGGGGCAAAAGGTTCGTTGGGAGTTTGGCACAACCATTCTATATAACGAAGGTCGCGGAGCGATATTGCAGAACCTTGAACTGGTTTCTCTAACAGGCTCGGTTGCGTTCGGCTTAGACCCAACGATTAACACCAGCTACTCGACTGATGGGCAGAACTGGAGCCAGCAGAAGTTCATCAAGGCTGGTAAGACTGGAGAGCGAGCAAAGCGGCTTGTATGGTTCCACCAAGGCTGGATGCGTAACTGGCGCGTTCAACGCTTCCAAGGCACATCAGACGCTCATATGTCTTTTGCTAGGCTAGAGGCGGCAATAGAGCCGTTGGCTTACTGATGGCTGTAACTCCACGAAGATTAAGCCTGACACGGGATCAGTTTGCCTCGTTCCTTCAGGACTTTGAGCAGATTAAGCAATTCGAAAATCTATTTGCTACCGTTGATACGATGGCAAACATCACCCTTGACGATATTAACATTGCGGCGGGCAATGCTGATGCTAGTGCGAATGAAGCAAATGACAGCATTCAAAGGCTTCTGGATTCTTTAGACAGAGGGCCACCAGCGGCATCACAAGAACAGATTGCATCACTGCAAGAGCAGATAACGGGTTTGCAGCAAATGCCACCACCTAAGCAGCATCGCACACCGCGCTACGGTTCGTTTTACGATACAACAACGCAGACAGCCGCCGTTATTAATACAGCGTATGCTATAACCTTTAACACAACCGATTTATCATTTGGCGTGACCAGAGGCAGTCCGACTTCACGCATCTTTGTTGATCGGCCCAACATCTACAACGTGCAGTTTTCAGCTCAGGTAGATAAGACTGCTGGAGGTGTTGGATTGTTATGGATATGGTTACGCAAGAATGGTGTTAACGTTCCTGACAGCTCTGGTCAAATACGCATCCAAGGTAATAACGCAGAAACGCTTGCCGCATGGAATTACATCATCCAGTTGAACGCTGGCGACTACATTGAGTTGATGTGGGAAGTAGACGATACATCCGTAGAGTTGCTTGCAGAGGCTGCAACAGCTATACACCCATCAATCCCTTCGGTTATTTTAACGGTGACTGACAATATAAGTTCTATGGAGACTTGATATGGCTGTAACAACTAAAGTTCTGATTCCAGCTAAGACGGCTGAGAACACACAGACAACGCAATATACCTCTGTGAACGTTACTACGGTCATTGATAAGTTCACCGCGACTAATTACACCGCAACGGCTGCAACGATCAGCGTTAACCTTGTAACAGTGTCTGGCAGCGCAGGAAATGACAACCTTATCGTCAAGACCAAAACGCTTCAGCCATCGGAAACCTACACGTTTCCTGAGCTAGTCGGCCAGGTAATTGCGTCAGGCGGGTTTATTTCAACTATTGCGGGAACAGCCACAGCTATCAACATCCGCGCATCTGGACGGGAAATATCGTAATGAAAAAGCCAATGATCATGATTGAAGGCTTTGCTGGTCTGCGTGAAAGCGAACCATTCATCACCACTTCTGAGAACAAGAAGAACACGAAGATCGTGATCGACGATTGGATGCTTGGCCCTGAAAACCCAAGCAACGAGCGTGGCGCTAATCCTGAATACTGGGTGGCCTTGAGTGTAGCTATGCAAGTGGATGAGACTGAAGCTCGTCGGCGCAGATGTTCTAACTGCGAGTATTACGACAACAGCACCATGACCCAAGCCAAGATGGAAAAGATTCCATTTAACGAGTGGGATGTTGACGCTGGCTTCCGTGGCTACTGCCATAAGTTCGATTTCATCTGTCATGATTTGCGTGCTTGTCAAGCACAAGAAGAACGAGAGTTTGAATTTGAGGATTGATTGTGATATGGTTTTGCCACAGAGCTTTTAAGAGCAGCCTGTGGCTCAATAGTAGAAAGCTTACTATGCTTAAAAGCGGAACGCCTGAATACTGGTTGCGTCGGAATTTTGCCGAAGCATTATCCTTGCCCGAAGATGCCGTTGAATGGCTCATTGACCTATGGCAAGTTGTTCAGCTTTTTGATGACATTGTTGATGGCGACAAGATAGATCGCGACGATGCTGACATGGCGATTTGGGCCGCATTAGTAGGATTACCATCTAATCCGTTCTATCAAGTTCACGCTGTAGTATTGCTGCCTCTCCTTAGCACTGCGATTCTAAAGTGGAAGGCATCCGATACTGTTGAGTTAGCTGGTAATGCGTGCGCTACTAGCTTTGTCTGGCGTGCTGGATATTATGATATTGTCCTTGCCACAGTGCAGTTGGTTCACGGCACACAAGCAGCAATGGAAATAGGTCACGTTGTGCTAAAACTTTATGGCGAAAGCCTTGATGAATATATGAAGGAAATGTCGGATGCCTGATCCAGTAACGGCGCTTGTTGTTGGCGGAACCTCTTTAGTCAGTAGTGCAGTTGGCTCTAAGGCTGCAAAAAGTGCTGGTCAGCTTCAGTACGATGCTAGTCAAGCTGGTGTTGCTGAAACACGAGCCGCTCGTGAAGAAATGCGTGGGTTGCTAGAGCCATATGTAGCTGCTGGTGGCCCTGCTTTGCAAGCTCAGATGGCTGCGCTAGGTCTTTCAGGCCCCGAAGCGCAACAGGCATTTGTCACGCAGCAAGAACAAAGCCCATTTTTTCAGGCATTGGCTGGACAAGGGGAGGACGCCATCCGGCAAAACGCATCAGCAACTGGTGGACTTCGTGGCGGAAATATTCAGGGCGCATTAGCCCAGTTCCGCCCCCAATTGTTAAATCAGTTCATTGAACAGCAATATGGCCGCTTGGGTGGATTGACATCACTTGGTCAGCAATCGGCTGCTGGCGTTGGAACTTCGGGTATGCAATCCGCTACAAGCATTTCCAATCTATTAGCAGAAGGTGGAGCAGCAAGGGCTGGTGCAAAATTAGGCTCTGCTAACGCTTGGCAGCAATCACTATCGCTCCCAGCACAGTTTGCTGGTATGGCAGTCGGCAGAGGATATTGAGATAAGCTATGGTTCAACCTTATGATTATACACTCAAAACTCCATCTCCTGGAGAGGCTTTTTTTAAGGCCGTTCAATTAGGGCAGCAACAGCAGCAAGTTGAAGCTCAACGTGAGGAAGCACGGATAAAGAGTGAAGAAGCTTTACGGATAAAGCGGCTTCAAACCGATATAGCGTCTTGGGCAAGTGATCCAACACCAGAGGGATTCCGAGAATTAAACAAAAGATACCCACTTGAATTTACTAAGCTTGCTGGCGCACAAAAGGCTATCAATGATATTGACCGCCCTGCTATTCGAAGTGTTTCCGTTGATGCTTTGATGGCGCACAGAAATAACAAGCCAGAGCAAGTGCTTTCTATTCTAGATCAGCGCATTGAAGCAGCAAAAGACAATCCGCAGCTTCAAAAGAAGTTTCAAGACATGAAGAAGGGTTATCAATTATACGGTGATGATAAAAAACTTCAAGAATCTGGAATAGTCACCGTGCTTGCTCAGGATGATGAGGGCGTAAAAATATATGATAAGGCGTTTAAACAGACCGAGCCTTTTGTTACCGCTGGAGACAAAATTTATTTAAGGTCAGAAATTAACCGCGCAGTTGCAGAAGCAGAAAAAACAGGCAATCCAAACATAAGTGTAAAGCCAGTAATACCAATGGAAGCGGCTAATGATTTAAAGTCTGGATTAGTTACGGCAGCAGCGTTTGATACAGCATTTGGCCCTGGCTCTGCTGCAAGAATTCTTGGTACTGGAGGTCAGACGGGTACTCCGTCTGGAAACTTTCAAGGGCAGTGACATTAACCCGATTGGTGACCTTGGAAAGCTTGGGTTCCGTCCTACCAGTGGATTCAGAACACAAAAGCATCAGGAAGCATTAGTCGCACAGGGATTGACAACAACAAAGTCTGGATCACACCAAAAAGGTGACGGTCTTGACTTTTTCCCGCCAAAAGGAATGAAGATGTCTGAAGCAATTGCTTTGGTAAAACAGAAGTACCCAGGCACTCGCGTTGCTGCTAGTAATAAAGGTGCGTTACATATAACCTTCCCTGGATGGGGTAAGGCCCCTGACGTAAGTCGTTCTCGTAAAAGATATGGTGATTAATATGGCTCAGGCTAATGACGAAGCTTTCTTGAAAAAATATGGCACTTATAAGCCAGAAGAAACCATAATCCCTATAAGAACCATTAAGCCTATTAGTTTAGGCGAAACGCCAGAGGAGGCATCTGCTCGCAAGACACAAGAAGGCCGCGAGGTTTCTGGAGAGACACGCGACGAAGAACGCTTGCGATTAGCTCAGGAAGCAGCTGACCTTGCTAAACGCCAAGAACAGAAGGGTGTTGAAACTGAAGGTCGAACAAAATTTGAATCTCTTTTTGTAAAGTATGGAACTGAGCCTGCTGTAGTTAAATATCAAAAGGTTTTGCCTATATTTGATACTATGGTGACGATTGCCAGCCGCACTAATCCAAGCAAAGCTGATGACAATTTTTTAATTACATTAGGTAGCAAAATCAAAGACCCCAGCACTGGCGTGTTGGGCGGAGAATTTGAAACAACCAAAGATATTCAAACTTCTATTGATAGAACCATAACTGATTTGAAGGGTCTTTATGACCCAGAATCTGGGTTTGTATCTCCACAAGCTCGCCGCCAGTTTCTTATCGCAACAAGAGATTTGATTGCGTCTGATAGACTTGCATATGACTTTGCGCGTAATCGGTTTAGACAACTTTCTACAGACCCGACTTACAATGTTAATCCAGACGCTGTTATTGGTGAAGATTTTGCTAACGCTTACAAAGACAGAATAAAAGAAAATTTCTTAAAGGTCATGGGCGGTGCGGAAGCTGAAACCGCTGGTGGCGTTCCTGTGCTTAAAGTTGCAGAAGGCGATAAGTTCTCAACTGATAAAGATATTGCTATCGCTAGCGAGCTTCAAGGTATGTGGGCTGCTGGTAGAACGCTCGATGAAGTTAATGCCAAGGCTATAGAGTTGACTGGTGGCAATCCTCTCAGCGCAGAAACGGTTAAGGCGTTAAACGAAGACCCGCAACGCACAATTAGATTCACCCCTAATCGTTCAGGCATACGCGAACCATCTGCTCCTGGAATGGGAACTGCTGCGGGTGTGGCGGCGATTCGCGGGTACACTGGCAATCTTGGAGAAGAACTTCTTTCTACAGTATTCGATTCACCAATAGCTGCGGCACAACTTCAAGCGGCTGGTGAGTATGGAATGGAGAATTATCCCATAACATCCATGCTTGCTGAAATACCAAGCAGCATTATGTCTCCCGTTAACAAGCTTACAAAGTTTATTCCTGGAGGCCCAGTAGTACGAGACATCTTTGAAGGCTTCACTTATGGTGCTGGCGAAGGACGGCCTGATGCTAGTGCTTCAGAGCGTTTAAAAACTGGTGCTACTGGCAGCATATTGCAATCAGGCTTTGGCGCTGCTGCTCGACGCCTTATGCCAGGTGGCGCTGCTCCAGATGGGATGGCTCCAGATGGGACTGGTATACCTGAAGGTGAGTTTGTTAATGTAACAGGCGAAGTTCCTGCTGGCATGGTTCCTGATATGCCTATGGGCGGACAAGCTGCTCCATCACCAACTGGATTTGATATGCCAACTGGTACGCCTTCTGGAATGGCTCCGCCTACTGCTGGTATGGCCCCACCAACTGGGGCAACACCTGACATGGCTGCTATTGATGATGAGGCGCTTGATGTTGGCCGCGAGGCAATGATTGAGCTGGCTCGAAAAGCCGTAAGTCGTGGCCCTGGTGCATCAAAAGCAAGAGCAGAGCTTGCTGAACTTGCAAAGATTGACCCCGAAGCGCAAGCCGCAGCAGAACGGCTTGGCATTCAATTACCAGTTGATGTTCTTGGTCAAAATGCACAGTTGCAAAGAGTTACTGGTTTGGCGCGTTCACAAATAGGTTCTGAAGTAGAAACTGCGTGGCGTAAAACTTATGACGATGCTGCTGAACGCGCCTTTAAAGCGATGGATGAACTTGGCGCGGTTAAAGACATTTCAAAGCTTTCTAAAAATGTATTTGATAAACTTGATACTGCAAATAAAGGTCTTGAGGTTCAGGCTGCTGATTTGCGGGATCAAGTCACTCAAGCTATTGATGTAAGTGGCAGAGTCGACGCAACAGCCATAAGGTCATATTTAGAAGATCAAATCCGTAAATTAGGCGGTGGTGCAGAGGGATTAAGAGAACTTTCTGGAGAGGAGAAAAAGCTTTGGGCGATGGTATCTAAGGGCAATCCAACATATGAAGCACTAGATAAGAAACGTGCTGAAATTGGTCGGGCGATGACTAAAGGCACTGGGCCTTGGGTAGATTCAAACGCGCAACGCATTAACGATATTTATGCAAAGCTTGCTGACGATCAGATGGGCTTCATTGAGTCTAGTGCTGGCAGGGAAATTGCCGATAAGCAACGCGCTGCGAATACTCTGTTCAAGCAAATGTATGATGGACGGGGGCAAATGCAGGAGATTTTTGGACGTAATTTGTCTAAAGACCTTGGGCCACTTATCACAACAGCCATCACTCAAGGTGGCAAGGGTGGCGTAGAAGCTATTAATAAATTGCTTGAGAATATTCCAGCAGATATGCGCGGAACAGTCTTAACGTCAGGATTATTTAACACAGCAACGGATGCAAAAGGCGGATTTAGCTTCACAAATTTTGCAAACACTTACAGCAAGCTGCGTGAACAAAGCCAAGTTTTCAATCAGTTTGCCAAAGCTATTGGCCCTGATGGTGTGAATCTTTTAAATGACTTTAACGCTATTGGTAGACGCATAGCTAATGCTCAAGCTAATATAATTCCAACTGGCGCAGCTAACCAGTTAAATGCACTTAATGCTGAAAACCTTATGCTTAAGATTCTGCAAGGTGTTGGTGCCGCAGGTGCTGGTGCAGCTGCAACAAGTGTGCTTGGCGCTGATCTTATTCAGACTGTTGGGGGAATTATTGCTGCGGGTGGCGGAGCGGCATTTGCTCAGCTTAAAAGTAAAACCAATGTTCAAAAATTACACGATCTTATGAAAAGCGATAAGTTCCGCGAGCTTGCTGTCAGTGCGGCAACAGGTGAAGGGCTTGAGCGTAATATCAATCGTGTTGCTGGTAGTAAAGAGTTCAGCGATTACGCTAAATTAGTTGGCATAGATATGAAGGACGCTCGTGATTGGTTAAACTCTGCAATAGCAAAGGGTGCGACGATTGGTGGCACAGAAGCTGTAGGTTCTAAACCAGACGAAGCACCAACAGTAGAAATGCCACAATGACCTTTCGCTGCAACATAATTTCGGCTATAAGCCCAAAGACGCAAGGGATTAAGTTCTAATGGCACTTACTCAAGTTACTGGCCCTTACCCAATATTCACTGATCTAGACGGTACGCCTCTGGATGACGGATACCTGTATATCGGTGCAATCAACGATGACCCTGAGACAAATCCGATTCAGGTGTTCTTTGACGCAAACCTAACCATCCCAGCTACTCAGCCGATCCGCACAAGCAACGGCTATGCCTATCGTAACGGCACACCAGCCCTTCTTTACACTGGTGGCGAGTTCTCCATTACCATCCGCAACAAGCGTAATGAGTTCGTTCTCTACAGTCCTGTAGGCTATGGCTTCGATCCCGCTGCTGTCTCTGCGTCCGTTGTCAAGAACGACTTTACAGGCGATGGCGTTACAGTGGCTTTTGTGCTTTCGGCATCGCCTAGCACTATCCTCGCAACCAACATCTTTATCAATGGCGTTTATCAAGAAAAGGATAGCTACACGCTTTCTGGTAATACCATTACGTTTACAGTAGCTCCGCCGCTGAGTTCCAGCATTGAGATTCTAACGAACGAAACTGGCGTCATCAACAGTGGTAATGCCAATGACATCAGTTACACCCTGACTGCTGCTGGAGCAACGCTACAGAGCGTTCAGACGAAGCTAGAGCAATACATATCGGTCAAGGACTTTGGTGCTGTTGGCGACGATGTGGCTGATGATACGGCGGCTATTCAGGCTGCTCTTGATTATGCAGCTACGGTTGATGGCTGCACCGTATATTTTCCAGACGGAATTTATCTAATCAGTGATCCTTTGATCGTATACAGCAACACAACCATTACTATGAGTGGCACGGTCAAAGTAGACTCAATGCCTTTGGGCGGATACGAAACTGTATTTGTAACTAACCCTGTCAGCCCTGCCGACAATATTCAATTTATCAACCCTCAGATTGACGCTAATAACGTATCGCCAGCTAGTGGAATAATGATTCGTTACGGCGCAACCAATGTGCGTGTTTCTGGCGGCTACATTCGCAACTGTGTAAACGATTCAGTAAATCCTGGTGGCCGTGCGTTTAACATTGAAGGCGGCACTGGCACGCAGAATGTCACTATCAGCGGCACAAACATTACTGACTGTTGGAACGGCGTTTCTCTTGCTGGCGGCGCGGCACAAGCCAACTCCAACGTCAGCATTACTAATCTGACTATCAGCGACTGTCAGGTTGCTATCTCGCTGTTTGGCAACACCTCTGGCTATCCGCACACAGGCGAGTTTATGCAAGCGGTGTTCTCAAACATTGCTATTCGTAACTGCGGTCACCTGACAACATTTACAACGCAAGCTGGTGTGATTGTTTCAGATCGCGGAAGCAACGTGTCGTTCAGCGACATATATGTGTTTAACGATGCGGCTTATGGCGCTGTAGGCTCTCTGTGGCGTGGCGATGCTAACAACATCAGCATGAGCAACGTCACGATGGATGGTGATTTGACTGCCGCACTGTTTGACTTTTCCAGTTATGCGGAAAGCAATTCATATCCGTTGTCGGCTAACAGTTCGTTGAATAGCCGCTTCATGAATGTAAAGCACAATGGCACAATCCCAGATATTATTGATCTACCGATTAGTGGGGCTTCATATCTGACTAACTGTCAGTTTGATGTCATTACGGATGATGTGACTAGCGGCGCTCCAGGCACAGCTAATACCGCCAACAAAACTACTTGCCGCCTGAAGGCATACAACAAGACTGAGAACGCGTTTATCGAAGGCTTCTTGAGCGACATTGGTTCACTTACGTTTGCTGAAGCAACGGATACGTTATATCCGGCTGACAATTTTGCGGCGCGTGCATGGGGTTTGTTTGATGGTGTAACAGGTACAATGGCACGCAGCTTTAACGCTACTAGCGTTCGCAATTCGGCGGGGGACTACACTATATCATTTGGCAATACGGCTCCTGTTGTCAGCTATGTGGTTGTGGCTTCTGCTGCCACGGCAACTGGATCAAACCAAGTCTTGAGCATTCAAAACAAAACGCAGAACGATTTTGATATTTTTACGTTTAGCGGCGGCGTAGCAACAGATATGCCAACCATTAACTTTGTCGTTTACTATTAAGGATACGCTTTCATGGCAGACAAAAAAATCTCCGCGTTAACTGCTGCAACAACACCTTTAGCTGGTACTGAAGTTCTGCCGATTGTGCAGAGCGCATCGACGGTTAAGGTAGCGGTCAACGATATGCTTGGCGTTACAAACTGGACTTCGCCAGCGGTTAACTCTGAAGGCAATATGTTTTTGCGCGCCACCGACACGTTAGCTACTGGCGTGGGTACGCAAATCGGACTTGGCGGTAAATATAACGCATCCAGCTATTTTCCTTTTGCTGCTGTTGCAGGCCGCAAAGAAAACGCCACCAACAACAACGTAGCTGGCTATTTGTCTTTTTTAACTACCACTTCTGGCGGCACATTGACTGAGCGTGCAAGAATTGACAGCACAGGCAATTTTGTCATCAGCACCGCTGGCAACGGCATCGACTTCAGCGCAAACACGCACGCTGCTGGCATGACCAGCGAATTGCTGAATGACTATGAAGAAGGCACGTTCACGCTTACCGATCCTGGCGTTACAAGTTCGGTTTTGGGGACATGGACGTTTGTTAGCGGTAAATATACCAAGGTAGGCCGACAGGTAACTATCAACGCAATATATTCTGGAACTGGTCTAGGGTTTCTTTTGAACACAGGATATTATCGCTGGGACGGCCTACCCTTCACATCTGCCGAAAGCTACTCAGGTACATGGCAAGGTTTAGAAGCGTTCAAGGCGTGTGCAGGCTTTGCATTTACCTCTGGGACTAGCATCTGGCTTCATGCGGCCATTTCTGCTCAAACATCCGACTCAGGTATAGTCGTTACCGCAACTTACACGGTGTAAAGGCCAAGCTATGTCATTAACAAAAGCAACCTACTCGATGATTAATGGGGCTCCGCTTAACGTCCTTGACTTCGGCGCTGTTGGCGATGGTGTAGCAGATGATACTACAGCATTGCAGACTGCGATTACCGAAGCCTTCGATAATAAGATCGGCACAGTATATCTACCCGCTGGCACATACAAGGTTACAAAACCTTTGTATCTTTGGGGTTCCGACAACTACATTCGTTCTGGCGTTCAGCTTGTCGGTGAAGGTATTGACTCAACTGTCATCAAGAAAACAGGCAACGGCACAACGGCTGATGGTAGTTGGTACGGCGCGATTGACGCAATAGTTATTTTAACGCCTTTTCCTGCGCCTGTTTCAGTAACGCCTGTAACGGGAACGTACAACACCGCCATTATTGATATGTCTATCGTTGGCGATTCTACGTCAATTAACGACTATGGTATATACACTAAGGACGCATTTGGTCAGGTAAAGATGGAAAGGCTCTGTGTGATAAATACAGATACTTGCTTCCGAACTGACGGTAATATGTTCTTATCGTCGTTCAGAAACATCAGCCTACACCCAGCTACAGACGGCTTTTGGATGGGTGCATCTGGTACGTCGATTGATCTTACAAACGTGTATGTTCTTGGCGGCGCTGGCGTTGGCTTTAACCTTCAAGCGCTTTATTCAACCGCAAACGCAATTGCTGTTGAAGGATTTACAGGCACCCCTGTGCAGCTTCGTTTTTCAAACTGGACTATAAACGGGCTTGGGGTTGAGTGCGCCGCTGCGACTGGCGCATCGGTAGTTGCTCTAAACGGCTCAAATATTGTCTTAAATACACCATTGATTTTGGCTCCAAACGCATTTTTGTGCGGGGATGGATGCAAGATGATGGTAAATGGCGCGCAAGTTGGTGATGAGTTTGCTCCTGCTGCACGCACTGGCTATTTATGGTTTGTTGCTGGCGGCGGCGATTTAAGCATCTTAAACCTTATCAACTACGACACGCACGCGACACCTAACACTGGTTATGCGATGGTTACTGATTTGTCTGGCCTTGCGCCGTTTACTACTACTGCATCAAAAATTGAAACACCTTTAGCTAATACAAGTCTAGAAATTAAGGGTGGCTCAAGCAGCAATACGGCAAGTGCAATCGTCGTAAAAAACTTAGCCGACACCCAACTGTTTCAAGTTCGCAACGATGGTGTTTTCTTTACAGGACTAGCGGCGGCATCGCCTTACAACAACACTTCAGCTGCGGCGGCAAACGTAGGTATTGATACTTTCGGCATACTTTTCCGTTCAACATCCTCGTTAAAATACAAAAAGAACGTAGAAAATGCTGTGCACGGTCTTGCGGACGTTTTGAAACTTCGTCCTGTTACATACGAAGGCAAGTCAGA